CGCCCGGGCGGCGGAGTAGTCGAGCCCCACGAAGGCGGGCTTCATGCCGCCCGCGACGCGCCACTGCGTCTGCGCCGCGAGAAAGAGATCGAGGCCGGGCGCGTTGTCGGGCCAGACGCCGTCGAAGGCGGCCGGGCGCGGCTCATCGAGGGCGGCGCGCAGCGCCTCCACCGCCTCGGCGTCCACGCCCCAGCGGCGCGCGTCGGCCAGCGCCTCGGCGTCCGGCTCCGCCGCGCCGCCCAGCCGGCCCATCGCCCAGGCGCGCCCGGCCGCCATCAGTTTCCCCGGCGGCCCGCGTCGAACCCCGCGCCGTAGGCCGCGATCAGCGCCGTGCGGACGGCGGGGATGTCGACCAGCTGCGCCACGACCTCGGCCGAGGAGGGCAGCGTCCGCCCGTCGGCGTCCTCGACGTCGTCCACCTCGACGATCACGCGGGACAGGAAGTCGCGCACCGACCCTGCGTCCCCGAAGTCGTAGACCGCCGCCTCGGACACGGTCAGCGCCCGGAACAGCACGCCGAAGCTCCCGCCGCAGCCGTCGGGCGAGGCGACATGGGCGACCGCCCGGAAGGTGGGGTTGGGGTCGATGCGATAGGGCATGGCCGCGGCTCCGCGTGAGAGGGGATCAGGTCAGGACGAGCGACCACTGGTCGTCGCCGGCGTTCGGCAGCGGCGTCAGCCGCAGCGGCCACTCGGCGATCATCTGCTGCTGCTCGTAGCCGGTCGGGCGCAGCAGCTGCGCCGTCGGCAGGTTGAGCGTCGCGATGGCCCCGGCGGCGGTCCCGTGGACCAGCTGCACCGCGACCGGCGCGCCCGACAGCGCGGCGGCGAAGGGGTCGAAGGCGGTCAGCGGCTTCGCCTCCACCGTGCAGGCGACGGCCTCTGCGCGGTCCACGATCAGGATCGACTCCTCGCCGACCAGCATCCGCGGCTGGACCCGGCCGCCGAGGTCCAGACTGAATGACCGCAGCACGAAGACGCCGCCCCCGATCGTGAAGGTGGGCGTCCTGGCGCTGGTCGCGACCTCGGGCCGCTTGAAGGCGCCGAGCGCGGGCGTCGGGCGCGACTGCTCCGAAGGCGCGCTGAACAGACCCCAGAACTGGAACTCGAGATAGGGGATGTCCTGGGCGGTGAAGCGCATGACGCAGGTGCCGCGGCAGCCGCGCAGGACGTGGCGGGTCGAGCCGATCCAGAAGTGGAGGGTCAGCGAGCCGTGTGGGTCGGTGACCGGCGCATAGGTCACCGAGGTCGAGGCCACCGCGGTCTCCGTCACGCCGCAGGCCTTCAGCAGCGGCCCCCAGGCGGGCGGCGTCCCGGCGACACCGCTGGGAGCCAGCTCGACGCGGAAGCTCATGCGGGCATGCAGGCCGGTGGCGACCGTGGGCTGCGCGCCGAGATACGGCAGGTCGAGGTCGCGCGAGCGGTCCTCGCCTTCCATGGGCTGGATCACGACGTTCGTGGCCAGGATGGCGTTGGCCGCGCCGGTGGGCGCCGGGTCGACGCCGTATGTCGTCTCGAGCTCGGCGAGCAGGATCTTCGAGCGCCACTTGATGGCCATTTAAACCCCCGTTCAGCCGATGATCCGCAGCTCGTCGCGCAGCCCGAAATCGAGCTGGTAGAGGACGACCCCGTCCGCGGCCGACAGCAGTTCGCCGCGCATCAGTCGCCAGACCCCGAGCGCATCGTCGGGCCCGCGGCCGCAGACCGCCGACAGCGTCGCGCCGACGAGGTCGTCGATGGTCGGCAGGGCGCGCGACCCCGACGGGTCTCCCGCGGCGCGCACGCCGATCAGCACGGCGATCGTCGCGTCGAACTGCTGGATGAAGCCGCCGGTCATGCACTCGCCCTCGCCACGGGCGCTCACGCCCAGCGGCAGGACGAAGGCGAAGACCGGCGACTGCGGCAGCGCCTGGCGCTTCACCATCTCCGACAGCTCGGCCGCTCCCTGGACGCGGCCCGCCAGCTGCGGAACGCCGGCCTCGACCAGCGCCGCGAGATCAGCGACCAGCATCGGCGCCCCCCTCGCTCGCGCCGAGCCACAGGGCGATCAGCGTCTTGATCACGCCCTCGTCCTCGCCGCTGAGGCCGAGGAACGGGCGCGCGGGGATGGTGACCGACTTGACGGTGCGCGAGCCGAGGCCGCCGGGCAGGCGGAAGCGCAGGCCCTTGCCGGTCTTCGCCTTGATCGTCCCGCCCAGCTGGTGGATCGCGGCGTAGAGCGTGTTCGTGCCGACCGCGACCGAGCTGTCCGAGGCCTCGTGGGTGATCGACTCCAACAGGCGCCCGCGCTGGATCAGCGTGCGGCCGCCCATCACCCGCGCCCGGATCGACTGCGGCCACGGACCGCCGTCCGGACCCGTCTGCGCCTGGAAGCGCAGTTTGGTGCGGGCGACCATCTCGCGGCCGATACCGTCCATCAGCCCGCGCGGGCTCCGCGTGCGCGCCAGCGCCGCCCCGAGGGCGGCGAGCGTCTTGTCGGCGCCGCCCAGCTCCATGCGCACGCCGGCCATCAGATGTACCCCCGCAGCGTGTCGGCGGTCAGCGGCCGCGCCGGGGCGTTGTCGCGGACGGCGCCGCCGCCGGCGACGGCGGGCTCGGACCCCGCCACGTCCAGCTTCACGCGGCCGTCCGCGATGCGCTCGAGCACGCGCACCGCGTCCTCATAGTCCTGGCGGACCTTCTCGGGCGCGCTGCGGCTGTGCGCCTTGTAGAGGGCGATCGGCAGCGCCAGCGTCGTCAGCAGCGGGGGCGTGGCCACCAGCGGCAGGTCGTGGCGGCCGGCCAGATGCCCGTCGATCAGCGCGTCCGCGTCCGTCAGCGCCCGGGCGCAGAGCGCGGCGTCCACGACGGTCGCGCCCGCGCCGGAGCGGTCCGACAGCTCGATGAGCTGGGCCTCGCCGGCGTAGGCCAGCAGCTGCTCGTAGGTGGCGTAGGGCACGGCCGGTCTCCCCTCAGGCGCGGTAGCAGCGCCAGCCGCGGGTCGCGTGCAGCACCCACTCACGGACGCCGCGATGCTCGTGGCCTGGCCTGACGCCGACGAAGCTTTGGATCACGCGGCTGGAGCCGCGGCGTGCGCGAGGCCTGACGGGCGGCGGCGGTAGCGCGTCTCCCGCGGCGATGGCGATGGTCGGGATCATGCGCGCCTCAGACCGCCTGGGCGTCGATCGGCGTGACGACGAGGTTCGGCTCGGCCAGCAGCGCGGCGATCTGCTCGGGCGTGAAGGCGTCGGCCGGCCAGTCGGTCGGGGTCGCGGCATGCGCCACGCCCGCGCGGCGGAACCCGTTCGTGCGCGCCGTGATGCGGAGCATCAGGACCGGCGCCACCGTTTTGGCGGCGTCGCGAACGGCGTCGGCGGGCTCGGCGGGCGCCGCAGCCGCGGCCTCGGCGGCCACGGCCACGGTGGGCGCGGGGGCGGCGGGGGCGGCGACGGGATCGGGCTTGGGGGCGGTCTTCGCCATGGGACGGGGCTCCTCAGGCTGCGGCCGCGGCGGCGGCGCGCGGCAGCTCGTCGATGCGCAGCGACCGCGTGTCGTGGACGTGGAAGTCGAAGGTCACGCCCGGCGCCACGACATGGACGTGCTCGGCGCCGCTCGGCAGGTCGATCAGCGTCACGCGCGCGGCGTGGTGGGGCGTCGTCTGGACGGTCACGCGGGTGGTCATGGCGGCTCCTGCGCAGGGTCGCCGGTCTCTCCCGGCCGTCACCGCTGGTCCCGATCGCGGTTCTCGTCCGGAGCTCTCCGCGTTCCGAGGCGCTGCAGGCTCCGGCAGCCCCGCCCCCCTCTCCGTGCGCCCTGGCGGGCGAATGCGGTTGGCGGTCTCTCCCGCCCGTCACGCCGCGGTGCGACGTTCCAGCCGGCTTCCGCGCGCCGGCTGCGCCTACTCGGATCGCCCGGCGTCAGCCCAGCCAGGGCACCACGAGCAGCTGGGCCGTGCCCTGCCACTCGTTGGTCTCGCCGCCGGAGCCGAGGGAGCTGTTCACGATCCGCCGCCCGGCGCTCTCCAGCGACGGCGGCACCACCAGCAGCGACGGCCGCACGCCGATCGGGCGGCCGCCGTCGGCCTTCATGGCCATCAGCGCGGACCGGGCGGTGGCGTAGTTCGCGGCCGACAGGGGCTGCTTCGACCCCCAGGCGAACTGCCAGAAGCCGTAGCCCACGTTCCCGCGGGCGTCGGCGCCGTAGCGGAACTCGCGCAGCTCGAAGACGTTGTCGTCGGTCAGCTTGTCCTTCGCGACGAACTCGAAGTCCTTGCGCCGCTGCAGCAGGATCGGCTTCAGCGCGCGCGTCGCGTCGATGAGGAACCACGGCGCACCCGCGCCGCCGTCCGTGTTGGCGACGCTGGTCACAGCGCCGTCGGCTCCGATCACAGGATGGTCCGTGTCGAAGAAGAACTGGCCGTCATAGCACAGCGACGTGAAGCCGGCCTTCAGCGCCTCGAACACCAGCGTGTCCCAGAACGCGGCGGTCGACATCCCCATCTCGGTGAACATCGGCGCGTAGACGCCGAGGTTGTCGGTCTCGATGTCGTCGCGGTCGACGCCGAGGGTCAGCTCCCAGGGCCGCTCGCGGATCGTGTAGTCGTGCTGGGTCAGGTTCTGGACGGCCCGCGGGCCGATCCACTCGCGGACGCTGGGCACCTTGCCCAGCCAGCCGAACTTCGTCTCCTTCGTCGTGCTCGGCACGATCGTGGCGACCTGCTGGTGCTGGCTCGCGGCCTGGCCGATCCCGCCCTGGAAAGCGGTGCTGAAGCCGGCGCGCAGCGCGTCGAGATTGGCGGCGTTGACGAGCATGGTGTCTCCGATCAGCTCAGGAGGGCGCGGGTCAGCGCGGCGTCGAACCGCACGAGCACCCCGAGCACGGGGTCCACGGCCTCGACGGCGCCGGCGGGGGAGCGGGTCGACGAGCCGTTGGTCTTCGCGACCGTCTCGTCGTCGACGATGTAGCAGACGGCCCCGACGTCGGCGGCGGCGATCAGGTCGCCCGCGGCCGAGTTCTTGAACCAGAAGCGGCCCGGGCGGACGCGCAGGCGCGTCGCCCCGGCGGTGGCGCCGTTGGTCTTGCGCTCCTCGGCGCGGCCGACGCCGAAGCTGCCGGTGGCCGTGGCGCCGGGCGTCAGCCACCCGGCGGCGTTGCGCATGATGATCGCCCCGGCGAAGGCGGTGACGTTCGCGGCCATGCCGCCCTCGATCACGTCGCCCTCGGCGAGAACGGTGTTGCGGTCCTGGCTCAGCGGCATCGCGGCCTCCTCTTACGTGCGCGCCGCGCGGGCCGCGGCCTCGCGCTCCAGCGTCTTGGCGTAGGCGTCCGGCGCGATGCCCAGCAGGGCGGCGGCCTGCCGCTGCGCCGCGTTCAGGGCGATCTCGCCCGTGGCGGGCGGGGGGCCGCCCGGGATCACGGCCCCGCCGTCCAGCACCGGCATCGCCCGGATCAGCTCCTCGGTCCCGGCGGGGTCGGCCATGTGCATCGTCACGTAGCGGTCGCGCAGCGGCTTCACGCCGACGCGGCCAGCGGCGATGGCGCCGTCCACGAACGCCTCGGCCGCGCTCCGCTTGGTGGCCGTCGTCAGCTTGTTGAGCTCGCCCGTCACGGTCGCCAGCTCGGCCTGCAGCGCGGCGACGTCGGCGCCGCCGCCGCGCAGCGCCTGCACGCCGGCCAGCACCGCGGCCGCGTCGGCGCCGGCGGTCAGACCGGCCGCCCGGGCGATCGGGTCGATCGCCGCCTGCAGCGCCGCGGCGCCGGCGTCCTGGGCGGCGCGCAGCGCGGCGACGCGCTCCACGGCCTGTTCGGCGGTGGTGCCCGCCGGCAGCCCCAGGGCCGCGAGCAGGCGTTCGAGCAGGTCCATCTCGGAGTCCTTCCGCTGGTGGAGCGCGGCGAGGCCGCGCAAATTCGGGGTGTTGACGAGGCTCGCGCGCAATATCGCGGTGACCGCGCCGTCCTTGCGGTGGGCGATGACCGGGGACAGGCCGCGATAGGCGCGGCCCTCGACCAGGGCGCGCCCGGCCTCGGTCCACTCGACCCGGCCCCAGACGCCGTCGGCGCGGGCCTGCAGCTCCACGATCCAGCCGCGCGCGGGCGCGGGACGCCCCTCGGGCGCGGCGAGGTCGGTGGCGTGGCATTCGTCGATGGGCAGCCGGCCGCCCTCGGGCAGGCTGGCGCGCGCCAGCGCCTCAGGATCGGGAACGAGATACGGGCCGCGGCCGT